GGAGAGGTGGAACCGGCTTTGAAAAGTTTCCCCCGCTCGCCTGCGTAAATACCCGTTACGGGGTCAACGTCCCACAATTTGCCGTCTGTGTCTAAATACTTTGTCATACCTATTTCCCAAAATCCCTTTTTAAGTTCCATAATAGCCCTCTCTTTCTGCCGTTTTAGGCAATAAAAAAACAGCCCTTTGCTGTTTATTCTGTGTATTTCTCCCCTGTAATAGATTGGTATTCATCGGTGCTAAGCCAACCTCTTGCTACTGCGTTTTTTACAATTAATGTATTGTTTGTTTTCTCATATAGCCTTTTTATAGCCTCAAACATTATTCAACACCTCCAAGGCTTTCTAACAAAAGGGCGTCAACAACCTCTTGCAAACTTAAATTCTCGGCTTTAACTTTTTCCAGTTCGTTTTTTAATAGCTCTGTCTGAAATAAAGATTCAGTTGCTGTATTTTGATATTTAACAGTTACCCAATAAAACTCGCTTGTTTCGGTGTTATAAAGCGGATAGTTAACATCGAGCGGATTATCTAACTGCGGCGGCTCAATATAGTTATCTATATCTATATAGCTTAATCCATCCGGTGAAATTTCTGCTGCTGAAATATCAGCAATGGACAATACCCGTTTAATAGAATTTGAAGTGTTTTCTAAATAAATTGCTTTTTGCATTACAAGACCCCCTTTACATCAAAATTTAATAAAATATATACACATAAGTAGTTCTATAGTAAGAACCGTCATAGGAAAAGTAATTGTAGGTTAAAGTTTTAGTATTTGCATCATAACTCATACCGCCGCCATCATAACTACTTGTATTTACAACTTTAGTTACAGTTGAACCGTTTACTAGGTATACGCCCGACAAAAGGGCAAGCTGGGCGGCGGTTTGGCTTACTGTTATTATTACTTTAGGGTGATTTGTTAGCACCTTGGTTCCGTTGGTTGTATAATAAAACGCATAATTATAAGTTCCACCCCAATTTACAGAGTTTAATCCTTGCAAACTGCCCACTACCCCGCCAACATTTACACCGCTTTTGATGTTTTCTGCTGTTAGGTTTGAAAAGGTGGCTGTTACAACTCCGCTCCCGCTGTGATATCCTGTAGGGACTGTTACTTGTCCGCCCTGGCTGGTAATAGTTTGTGATAAATTGCCGTTATTAATCATAGCGCCTGTTACTTTTAAGCCGGAAGCATAAGCCGTTTTGCCATTTAAAATGTCGCTGGCTGTTGCGGTTGCGTCTGATGTATTTAAGGGGACTAGAGTTCCGGTTATCTTGCTACCCCCACTATAAGCCGTTTTGCCGCTCATTATATCTGCTTTTGCTGCGGTGCATTCGGTTGATATATTTTCTATTTTCCCGACATAATCCCTGAATGTATTTTCGCTTGAAATTGTCTGGCCTTTATCTTCAATGGCGGTCTTTATCAACGCTTTTGTGTTTGCTAAATACTGTAACTTGTCTGCTGTGGTTCCCATTAAATCACCACCCCGTTAATGCCGTCTAACACTAAATTTAAGTCGCCCAAATTACCGAGGGTCTCATTAAAAGAAGTTTCGGTTCCGGCATATCCATTTTCATAAGCTATTTGGTATGCGCTTTTGCCGTCTGCTCCGGCTGCCCCTTGCAGGCCTGTTTCGCCTTGTACGCCCTGCGGCCCTTGAATACCTTGTAGCCCTTGAATACCTTGTATACCCTGCGCCCCTGTGTCGCCTGTATCACCTTTAGGACCTTGTGCGCCTTGAGGTCCTTGTGGTCCTTGTGCGCCCTGTAAAGCCCCAATATTAACCCAACCATCAACATCTGTATCCCATATATAAATCTCGTTATTGCTTGCAGTGCCGACTGCGTAAGCGTCCCCGTCTGTCCCTGTAGGGTGGGCAACTTGGAGCGCGTATAACGTAGGGTATAGCGCAAGTATTTTAAAACTTCTGCCGTCTGCGCCGTCATCGCCCTTGTCACCCTGCGGACCTTGCGGTCCTTGTGTGCCCTGCGGACCTATGGAGCCTTGTATGCCTCGTTCGCCCTGCGCCCCTTGTATGCCTTGCGGACCTATGGAGCCTTGTATGCCTTGTATGCCTTGCGCCCCTGCTACACCTTGCGCACCCTGTACGCCCTGCGGACCTTGTGGTCCCCTTATCGATACTGGGGAGGGTGGAATTACTGTTTCTTCTACCGTCCAGCTTAAAATCCCTAATGCGCTTACAGAGGGATACATAACGGGGCCTAAATTTCCTATATCGCCTTTATCGCCCTTATCGCCTTTATCCCCTTTGTCGCCCATGTCGCCTTTATCGCCTTTTATTCCGTTTACAACCGTTATTTCGTTTATATCGAAAACTGTTGAATTAGCGAACTTAAGCCGGCTTCTTTGTGGAAGTGTGTTCCCGTCTTTATCAAGTACAACATGGCCGCTTGAGCCTGTGGCCTCCCATGTTTCGCCGTCAAGGGTTACCTCTATCACGTTATCCTCGTTTATCCGTATGGCTTTTACGTCATCGGAAGAAACCTTATCAGGGAGGTTTAAAGCGTCTAAATCGTCAATTAAATTATTGTGTGCGTCTTTAAGCTCGTTTGCGTTGCTATCAAAAGTAGTCTTTATTTGCGCTGCGGTTAGTCCGGATTGTGAAGGGCTGTCAGGCATACCTATTACAGGGCTTGTAAACTCGGTTATTTTATTATCTGTTATCGCCATTTTCTCACTTCCCTTTAAAAAAAGCAGGCAACTAAATAGCTGCCTGCTCCTTGGTATTTGTATTACGGTAAGTAAATTGCGGCTACTTTAACCGCTGCATTCTCGCCTACAACCTTTATATATCCTTTGTCTGTGCCGGATACTTGAGCGTATTTCCCGGTCTCAACAACGATAGACACATAAGCCCCTGCGGTAACGTCCGCAAGGGTTAAGTCTGCCGAGGCCGCCTGAAGCCCGTTACCTTTCTTTACTGTTACGTCATAAGCCGTAGTAGAATCCGAGTTAAGGAACATAAGAAGTATTTTGCCATCGTCCTTATTCGGAAACGGTATTAAAGCCGCTTTCCCGCTAGAATCAACCGCTGCAAAAGTCGGGAATGCGCTAAATGCATTTAGTGTTAAAGCTGTTGGTGTTATTGCTGTTGCTGCCATTTTATACCACTCCTTTAATTAAAATTTTAACCTCTGTTATTAGGCGCCGTTATGAAGCTTAATTGTATATGCTTCTTTCGGGCGTACCATTTTACCGCCGTATGTATGAAGGCCTTTAATGTAGTCGCAGAAGCCTTTTTCATGTCTTCCGGGTTCAACTGAGTTGATACCGTCACAGAAAGCATAGGCTTTTGACGATTTAACGATTACATAATCGTCTGTACCATCATTATATACATTATTAGTCATCTTAACGGCTGCGCCCTTGTAGAGGCCTAAAACACCAGTTTTTACAAGCTGGTCATTCTGCGTTTTGTCGGTTATTAACTGGTCTTGCATGTAGCTGTAAACCCATGGAGGAAGATAAATTGTTATTTTGTCTTTACCCATTCTTACTCCGTTTTCCCATAGTTTTGTGAGGGCGGTATCAATAGCTGCTTTACACTTAGCTGCTGAGTTGCCACTTGTTGTGTTTGATATGGTTCCAGCGCTTTTTGCTATCTGCTCTGCAAGCCATGTATCGGTGTTTTCTGCCATTGACCTTGTGGCTTCTTCCGTGTACGCCTCCATCATGCCGTCCATTGCCTGTGCCTTGTCAACGTCGTCAACGTCAAAGGCAAAGTATTTGTACTGGTCGATGTCAAGGTATACCGAGGTGCTAACGCCTGTCTCAAAAGAAATATCCTGTCCTGGGGTGTATGTACCTACCGAGATAGGGGCAACACCTACAATCTTTAATCTTTTGCCCTCTCCGGCTTCACCCTCAAATTTAAAATCGCAGTCGTTCTTGAAAATCATTATTTTTTCCAGTTCATGTTGGATATGCTTACTCCAAAATGTTGGTTTAAAGTTTCCGTATGCCATTTATATCACTCCTTTTTTTTGCAATAAAAAAACCGATTCTTTAATCGGTTTAAAAGTTTATTTCCATGCTTTCATTGAATCTCGGACTTTTTTCATTACCCCCGGCTTGTCATAGTCGCTCGGCTGTAAATTGTCAACTTCTTCCGGCGTGTAAAAGTCCTTCTCGGTTTTGGTATCGTTATTGACTTTGCCTATCTTCGGCGGTGCTTTGCGTTCCTCTCTGCCTTTCCTTGTTTTGATTACGTCAAACGCTTCCACGCCTGATAGCCCCGCACTTACAAGCCGGTTAAACTCCTGCCCTAAATCTTCAAGGCTCTTTATTTCGGGGTCTATCTTTTGTATTGCCTTTAAATCGTCTTGCATCTTTTGAGTAATTATTATGTTCTGATACTCGGCAGCTTGAGCTTCCAAAAATGATATACGCTGATTCTCAACACGCTCACGCCTTATGTCGTCAACTGTTTTGCCTGTTTGGTGTGATAGCGCTAAGTCTGCTATATCGTCAACGGTTTCTCCGCCGAGGTACGGTTTAAAAGCGTTTGCTATTTGTTCAGCTTGGGTTTTAAACCGCTCTCTTTCGGCTTTTGCAGCTTCAAGCTCCCTCCGCATATTCGCAAAGGTTTCGTCCGAAGTGCTCTTGGGAGGCTTTATATCCTCTGTTTCTACTGCTTGAGGGTCGGCGACTTCCTCAACTTCTGCGCCTGTAGTTTCCTCTGAATTTTCTATGACAGGGTCGGCGACTTCCTGTACTTCTGCGCCTAAAAATTCCTCATTCATTTTTCGTCCTCCACTTTTATATTTTTATACCCGTAATTTGTGCATTGCGGGTTAGGGCATTTATAGTGATATGTTTCTGTGTTATCTGATTCGGTTACCGTATCAACAAACATTTCTGTTTTACAATCCTTGCAAAGCATTGTTACCGCCTCCGTTCGTAAGTTGGTTTAAAATATTTGTACTGGTATTTAATGATTCGCCTAGCTTGCCTATTTCTTGGTTTTTCTGCTGTATCTCCTGTTGCATTGCAGCCATAGCAGCCGCAAGTTCCTCTTGTTTCCTTTGTTCCTCTGCACGTTTATCCAATATATCTTGTAGCTTGCCCTTGGGCATGGCAGCGTCATCATCTAATGCGTTGACGTACTCTTCAAAGCTTATTGCTTGCATTCCAAACAAGTTTTGGAGGCTCTGTTCACGGGCGTATTTGCTATATGGGTTTGCCTTTGAGACATCAACCCGGACATTTACTTTCATGGTCTCTAAGACCTCCGGGGGGATAACTGCCTTGACTATTTCGCCGTTATCGTCCTCTGTCTCAATCACTATACCGTTGGGGTTATACGACACCATAAGGTCATACCAAAGATAAGCTAAGTCCTCAACCATCTGCTGATACCTTGCAACCTGCTCATTAAGCGGTAGTGCCGTCTGGTCTCTTACTGCTATAATTGCTGTGCCGCTTGCCTTTGTCGGGTCTATTGAGCCGGTGGCCGCATCACCAGCACCGGCGAGCTCCCTTGACTGGTATATAAGCTCGTCCGACAGGTTTTTAGCGTCCGGGCTTGTGTTTATCGGCGACAGGTACGAGACTATATTATTAATGCCTTGTGCGTTTGTATTTTGGATAGCTATAGTCCCGCCTATCTTATCAAGGCTTTCAGGGTTTTTAACCATGCCCTCGGCATATGCCAGCTTAGGATAAGCCCCTTGTTTAACCGCTATAGACCTACGGGCAAGCGTTTTGTTAACCTCTAACTGGTTAGGTATCAAGTACTCAACTTCGCCCGAGCCCCTGACAGAGCCTTTTTTATCCTCCCAAACAAAGCTTATAATCGGGTATGACTTTAGGCCTAGGGGTGAGTATATATCTTCGCTTTCCGTCTGTTCCAGAGGCGAGAGTTCAGCCCTTAAAACTTTGTCCGGCTGGTATACTATGTTTTTAACAGAGCGTGCTATATGCACAAACCCGGATTCGTCTTTTTCCATATACAAAAGGGAGGTGCATTTGCCGTCCTCCCTGTCGTAATTAACCTCTTTTTTATCGCCTAATTCCTCATCACTTTTATCATCCGGCAGAATTAGGCTTATATCATCATCTGATATACCGTTTGACTTTGCCATGCGTTTTACGTCCGACACAAACAAGCGTTCTTTTATGATTATATATTTTTGCTCCTGAATACCTGCGTTTTGTTCGTCCGCAAAAAATATATTTACGTTGTCAACCATTTGACCCGCTGCTATGTCGCCGCCCTCGCCAAAATATATGTAACTGTCTCCTGCTATAGCTGCGTCCTTTATTATTTTCCAGCTTAAGGTATCCATTTTGCCTTTCTCCCAGCACCGGGCGAAGTTAAGGTTTAAAAGGTCACAGGCCGCCATCTGGTCGCTGTTATGCTCTATAGGCGAGTAGTTTGCCGTCATTGTGTTTTGCGATACGGTCGCAACCTTATACTTGACTATAGGCTTGATAAAGTTAAATATAGGCAGCGTCTCACCGCCTGTATTTGCGCCATACCACTGGTCACCTAAATAAAACCTATGGTTTTTGTCTGTCCTATCTAACAGCCGTATCTGTCTATGGTAATCTATACCACGCTCATATTTGCGCCATATCTCCGTACACTCGTCCGGGTAAATATCCTTATTTTTGCCAAACATCATTTAACCTCCCGTTGACCTATGCTTGTACCGTTATAGGCTTCTATGTTTTCTAACACCGTTTCAAGCCGTTCGTTACCCTTATTTTTTGGCTTGAATATGTCTGCTATCTGCGGGGTTATATCAAGCTTATCCATGTTTTTTATAGCCGATAACATACGCATTGCCCAGTATATAAGGGTTAGCATTACGGCCATATAAGCAACACCACAGATTAAGCACATTGCAATTTTAAATAACATTTATCTTCCCCCCTGCTCCTAGCGCGTTCTTCGGGCGCTCGACCTCAAAATTAAATACCCTTTCCGGCTTTGGCTTTACCGCCTTTGACGGCCGCCCGGCAACAAAATACCTGATTGCATCTATAGCGTGTGTTACCTCGTGCGGCTCCCTTGATACATCACTCGGATTTTTTTTGTCGTGCTGAACCAACGGGAAACACCGGATAAGGTTTAAACAGTTTGCAAATATCTTAAGTTGAGAAGTCTCCTTGCTCTGCTCATCTGTAAATATCTTTAAATGCTCCTTGACGTTAAGAAATCCCATAACCCTATCATTTGACGCTCGTTTGAAGTAAATCCCGTTTTCGGCGGCTATGTCTGCAACAGACTGTCCCGTATCCTGCCGCCTGTTCCACATATCGGGCGGAGCTATAAACTCGTAAATTTTATCCGGGAACTGCTTAATCTCACTTAACATATCGGAGATAATCAAGTCCGGCTTGTAGACCTCTCTATATACATACTCATTTTGCCTGTCGTCAACGGCTATCCAGTAACCGGCAAACATATCCAGCCCATAGTCCATAGCAAAGTAACGCCGCCACCAATTAGGTATGGTAAACGGCGTTACAACGTGTATATCTCGGTTAAACTCTGTAAAATATTGTCCTTCAAAAATATCCCAATCGCCGTATAGCAGCGCCCTTTTATCGTTTTCCGATAGGTTTTCCAAGCGCCTTATATAGTCGGGGTCTTTGCTCAATAAAAAATGGTTATCCGTAACCTTGGACGGGATAAAAATCTTGCTGCCTGTTGGCGCATCGTGTAATACGTCAGGCGCTCCGATATCAATAAATCTTGACTTAACCCAGGCATGGCCTATACCCCCGGGGTTAGTTGATGATTTTATGCTTTTGGGGTAATCGTTAGCACCCCTCAACCGGGATATCAAGTAAATATACATGTCCTCGGTAAAGTGTGTAAGCTCGTCAAACCGGATAACGTCATACTCAGCTGATTGGTACTTGATAACGTCAGTCTCATTATCGCAATAGCCAAAGTCTATTAATGACCCGTTAACAAACTTGCCTGTATGGCTTGATTGGCTGTACTTAAATATCTTTGACGGATAAACTAAAAGCGCCGTCCTAATCAGAGACTTGTCAAGCTCCGGGAACGTGCGCCTTAAGATTAACTGTTTACTTTTTGGATACTTGAGGGCGTATAAAAAAGCGTCTATTATCTGTCCGTAACTTTTACCGCCTCCGGCCGCTCCACCAAATAACACCTCGTCAGCTGCGGCCTGGATAAATTGTTTTTGTTTTGGGGTTATCTCTATGTTCAACCGTCAATCACGGTTATTGTAACCTTAAAATCCTCGTCAGCGGAAAGCTCCATTTTATCCGTAAACATGCCCAAATGTCGCCCAAGCAGTTCCAGGGCTTTTAGCTTATCGTAAGTGTTGACCTTTATGCCGTGCTTTGTTTCCTCCACTCCAGAGAGAGCCGCCTTTTGCGCATCATCCAATGTATCAGTATCGGCAATCTCAACAAATTGCGAAACCCCCGGAACTTGCTTAAGCTCCCCTGTCTCGGCATCTATAGCAGTCACTAATCGCTCTTTTGTAACAACATTAGCTATGCCACTTCTGTCTGCCGCAGCAATTTTATAGAGCTGCTCTACTACCCAATCTTGTGTTACTTCTGTCCGTTTTTGCCTATCAAGCATTCTTTCCCTTATATATTCGCTTACCCTAGCATTTTTTAGCAGCCTACACCCATTCACACCAGCGGTTTCATCATTTTTTATTTTAGGGTAGGCAACTTTATACGCCCTTGTAGCATTAAGGTCTATCAAATACTCGTTGGCAAATATTTCTTGTTTTGGCGTAAGCATTTACACCGCCCCCTTTCCGTTTTACAAACCTTTATTGACATATTTCTGCTTTGCCTTTTTTGTTTCCGTTAGCCTCCTGTAGCTCTCCTGTAGATAGATATTATCCGGCACTATCCCTTTGCGGATAAACAGTTTTATCAAGTAGCAGCCGTATTCACTCCTAAAATGGCTGTGGGAGCCTGTCTTTGTGTTGACAACTATCCAACCCCGTTTTACTCTCTTGGTCTTATACAATTAGCATCAGCCCCGATTTTTTGTAAACAAATAGCCGCCCGGATTTGTTTTAGGAGGCACCGAGCGGCTGGAAAATTTTACTAATTACATTATAGCAGATGCAAATAGGACATAATAGGACATCTTTTAAGCGTCTCCGGGGACATACTCTATCAGTTCCCCCGGTTGAGTATCAAGCAACCGGCATAGCGTGTCTATAGTATCTGTAGATATTGGCTTATTTTCCCGCAGCCGTTGCATTGTCCCCTCCGATATAAGCTTATCCTTGCGGATTTTATATGTCGTGTACCCGGCCGCAGCAAGCCGACTAATAATATCTTTATAAACAATCATATCAATCCCTCCTAATATGATTATACACTATTCTAAGCACATTTTAAAGTGTATAATATGCACAGAAAAATGTTGATATTTTTGGTAGTTTTGTATATTGATTATCAACCCTTTAGGGTGTATGATAGAATTAAGAAAACAAGGAGGGGTTTAAAATGACAAAGACATTAAGCACAAGGCAAGCTTACTGGTACAACTTAGGCGCAGAGGCCGCATACACAAGAAAGACCTCATCCCGCTAGAGAGCTACGAGAGTGGCGGGCTGGTGCGAAACGTATTAGTACAGGACAGATACAGCGGCAGACAAATAGCCTGCGGGGAGACGAAGTACACATACTACGATGCCACCATCCGCGAAACCAACATCCGCGAAACCAACGAAGAAGCCGCCGCCCTGCGCTAACAGGACGATTGACAACAGCCAACAAAAGCCGTAAACTTAACGTAATTGATAAGCCGACCCGCCCGGCCAAAGGCGGGAGAAGGGGGCAAACATGAAATATTATTTTTCAGGAGATAAATCCACTACCGCAACAGCAAGCGAGATAGCAGCCATAGGTATTGACAATGCCCGTATATGGGGAGGGCGCTTAATAATACCGCTAGAAGCAGACACACGAGCCGAGGCTTGGGAAAAAGCCAAAGCCAAAGTTGCGGAGTACGAAGCTGCAAACCCCGGAGTTAAAATTATTAACCTCGGTTGGAGCGACACAGACCATTACGGAATTGATTAAACCAATATAAAACACCGGAGAGTTTAAGCCTCCGGCGTTTTCCTTTTGCGCTCTAGTTTTAACAAACTCCTACCGTGCAATCTCGTTACATGCCGACAGGAGTAATTTAAGTCAACGGCTATATCCTCCCAAGACATAAACAGTAGATATCTTTTAGCGCATATTAGTTTTTCAGTTTCATTGTCGAGGCTTTCTATCATCAGCCTTATGTTTTCCTTTACCTCCACAAGGTTTTTTATTTCGTTTGCTATCTTTTCTTCGAGGGAAACAACCTTAATGACAGCGTCCTCAACTGCGTTTCGGGGGCTTGACTGTATCCTATCGCCTATTATAAGTCCTTTTACCGTTGCGGATAACTCTCTAAGCTGGTCTAACTCGGCTTGGTCTGTCCTTATCTTTTCATCCAGCCTGTATGCTTGGCGTAAATACTGCTTTATTGTCATTTTGTACCCTCGTTTTATCTTGCCGCCTCAAATTTGTTTACCAAGTGATTAACCACCCTGTTTATAC